TAATCATCACCAGCTTTCACTGTTACCGTACAAGCAGAAGAAGTACCACTGTTTTCAATAACTATAAACAAATCTTCAAAATTCAACGAACTCTGTGCTGTGGTAGGAGTAATTATAATATTACTCATACCTGCAAAACTCTTTTTAGTTATTGCAGCCCCAGATAGAGAAACACTTACCGGACTTATTGTTAAATCAGCCATAATTTACCTCCTATTGTTCAGAATCTTCTTTAAGATACAGTGTGCAAAGTGCTTCAGGTCTTACAACTTTAGCACCATACAGATACAGTCCCTTAACACCTTGGTCAAAATAGCTCTCACGTCTTACTGCTTCAATCCTACTAATCTGTCCAGCATAAGCAATAGCAGTATTATTGAAAGCCATAATAGCAGAAACACCAGTTGCAGCTTCAGCAACATTGTTAGATACAATGACTCTGAATCCAAGAGCATCACCAATATAACCACTAGTCATTGCACCATCATCAAATACTTTAGGTACAGCAGTAGCAGAAACACCACCAATTTCAGCAAGAAGCAGTTTCTGATGGAACCAAGGCGGAACAACAATAAATCTATTAGCTTGTGGTACGTTATTTTCTGACATATATCTTGATGCAAAAGAAAGTACTTTAATAACACTTCCAGAAGTTACTGAAACAGCAGAAGTTACAGAACCCATATTTGCAGTATTGGTTATTCCAGCATCCTTATAGAATGAAGCAATATACTGATCAACTACATCTGCAATTTCATAAGCAGCTTCAGTCATTGCAGCATTCATAATCTTTGGATTCATCTGTGCAGTATCAATATCATCAATTGTAAAAGAGAAACTCTTTGCTTGGTCAATAGTTAGAATCTTCTGTGCACCATCAAGTTTCTGCCAAGTAATAGCTTCATATTTTGTATAATCATTTACTGAAATTTTACCAATCTCATTGATTTTTACAGAATCACCTACATTTCTAATTTCACCCTCATATTGCCTATCAACTAATGAAGCAAACACAAGAGCTTTCTGAAGTCTAACAAAAAGTTTAGAACTCCATATTGTCGGTATAAAATTTTCTAGACCCATATTTATCTCCTTAAATTTTTAATTATACTTTACCAAGAGCTTTATCAAGCTCACCAGCCATTTCCATCTCAATCATTTCTTTCTCCGAAAGTTTAGATAAATCAACTTTATTAGTAGATTTTATCTCATTTCCTGCTCCAGGCTTATAACCACTTGCAAGAAGTTCATTTACTTTCGCAGTTTTTGCATTTTCTATTTCAGTTTTGAAATTGCGAATATATAAATTCGCTTGTTCTACACTTGTAAATGGAATATTATCAATAAAATCTAAACTGACTCCCTCCTTAAATGCCAAATCTTTAATCTGACTTTTAAGTCTCTCCATCTCTTGTTCTTCTTTCATTCTCCTCATATTCTCTTCAAGCTCACGAACACGCTTTTGCTCAGGTGTCTCTTCTGGATTACGTTTCAATAATTCAGCAGCAACTCTTGCGTTGACTTCATTATCAAATGTTTTCCGTTTGTATGTATCCAATGCTTCAGTAACACGTTTGTCCATCATCGGCTGAATTAACGCTTTACCATCTGGTGTATCAAGATAAGCCTTAACCTTATCAGGAGTTATTGGTTCTTCTGGAACTAATCCCTTCAAATAAGTTTTAATAGTCTCATCATCACTGTTTGCTTCCAAAAAAGCTTTTACCTGTTCAAATGTAATAGTCTCATCATTCATATTATTTCTCCTTGTATCCTTCACAAAAATCCTGTAGTATTTTTAATCCTACTCAGATTTCGGAAGTCTTTTTTTCATTGGTCTTCCTCTAGATTTTCTTGTTTTTGAAGTATTTGATTCATTCTGTATAACAACTGGTACAGTAACCAAATCCTTATTTGTATTCTCAACAACAGAATCCTTTTCGCTAGGAACACTATGCAATGCTGCAAGTCTTCTTCGTCTAGCTTCAAGTTTTCTTTGTCTTGCTTTGTTCAATTAAAACCTCCTTTGCCTTTATACGAAAAAAGGCAGAAGACGCTATTCAACATCTCCCGCCTCTGGTTTTTCCAGCCAGCTTTATATCATTAACCATATATAGCACACATTTTATATTTTGTCAAGTACCTCCTATTGTATAGTTTTACTAAAATGTTCCGTGTCCACCGACTCCTTTCTTACATCAACTATAGTTCCATCACGAACAACAAATTTAATGGACACCTCTCCAAACTCCTTTTTCTGCAATTCAGTAGCAATCCAATTAAGATAACAAGAAAGTGAACTTCCTGTAGCAGTTTTATTATTCATTTGCCCGCCTTTTTCTTTCTTTTTTTTGCAGCCTGTGCCAATTTAGTCATTTTCTTGACACCATACTTCTTAATACCAACACTTGCTGCAACTGCTGCTGGATTTTCATATCCAGCTTCTCTAGCTTTCTTTTCAATAGCAGCAAATCGTTTGCCACTACCCAATTTAGGTTTTCTAGCCATTTTACGACCTCCTTCTATTTCTTTTTAGAAGTCTTTTTAGAAGATTTCTTTTTTGAACCTTTACAAGCCATCCTAACACCTCCGTTATTTTAGTCTTTTAGCTTCACTCAGAGCTATTGCTATTGCCTGTCTTCTGCTTTTAACTTTCTTACCAGAACTGGATTTTAATGTACCCATTTTATACTCATGCATTACTTTTTTAATTTTATTGGATTTCCGCTTTTTACTAACAGCCATTATTCACCTCCTCCATGATATTTTTTGTACCACTCATTATAGGTCATGTAGGGAATAATTCCTTGCTCTTTAGTTCTTCTGTATTTTGGTTCGTGCCCTTCTACAAAGAAGTTTTCAAGACACCTACAGTTACATCGCTGCTCTGGACTTAATCCTTCCCAATGCGGATATGGAGTGGTTTCACCATTAGGTAATGTATAAAGTCCAGTTTCCATATCCTTTTTCTTTCCATCCATAGCTGCATGGTCTGGTCTTGTTCTTAAATCCAAAACAGCATCCCATACCATATATCCTTTAACACCATTATCTAATGCCTGATAGTATGTATAATCTGAACCAGCAGTAAGTGCATTCATCCCTTCTGTTCTTACTATTTTTAATGCTCTACTATTTGAAATATCAATAGCTTTTGATAAATCTCTGCTCATAGCTTCAAAAGTTTTACCTTGAGCCAATCCATTCATCAATGCTTCTCTTATTTTCCTTCTAGATACTATTGTATATTCTTTTAATGATTCTGCATAAAATTTATTATTTATTTCTTCAATGGAAAATAATTTTGCTATTTGAGCAGCAGAAGGAATAAGTAAACCTAAATGTATACCAGTAGTCATATCTAAAGCCCACTCATTATAAAAAAATGACTGTTTATACAATTCTGGCAATGCTGTTTTTATTGCATACAAGCCTCTTTTTATAGCAGGTTCCAAGATGTCCAATAATTGTTCCTCTATTGCAGCATATCTATTATATTTTGCTAAATCAGAAGTAGTTAGTATACCATCGATAGCATATTTATCATAAATTATTTTCATTTCACCTTGTATATTCATCAAAGCATCATAATATGCTGCTTGTATTCTATCCTCATACTTTTTCAATAAGGATAGAAATGCTGGAACTATTGTTTCTTTTCTAAAAACCTGAAAATCTGGCATATTAGAATCTCATCCAAGGTTTCACATACCATGTACTCTTATTCAATGACTCTTTCAGCTTCTCGGCTTCTTTAACTAAATTTCTCCGTATTAGTTCATTGTAAAGTACATCAGCCACCTTTACATTATAGCTATATGGAATATCACTGTAAGTTTTAGCCAATTCCAAAAGCACTTCATTACTCGCAAAATGGAAAGAAGTATCGGCTGTATCAGCTTCCCTTTCTAAATCAATTTTATATTTAGTAAGAAATTCTTCATACTTCTTTATTTTGTCTTCTTCACTTTCTACTTCAGAATATGAAGGCATCACATCTACAATAGTTTCATCCGAAACAACTTCCTGTTTTACAGGTTCAACTTCCTGCTTTATTTCATCCAAAACAGGTTCAACTTCCTGCTTTATTTCATCCAAAACAGGTTCAACTTCCTGCTTTATTTCATCCAAAACAGGTTCTTCTACTTTCTTTGCCATAGCTCTACTCCTTTATTCTCCAATTTGTTCACCTTTATCATTAAAAGCTTTTCCTATGGGTTTACCTTGCTCATCAAAACTTGATTTTGCTCCAGTAATATCATATAATGTTCCTATAGGATTACCTTTAGAATCCTTCTTCGTCTGCTCTACACTAGGCATCATATTCTCTCTATCCTGTTCCTGCCTTCTTAGTTCCTCTTCTGTATTGGGTACAATGTCATCAGGCATAAAATCAGTAACAAGATAAGAACTGAATCCTGCTGCCTTCAATGCCTGTGCAGTCTGTGCAAATTCCAGTACATTCAATGGTGTGTTCCGTTTGTGAGTTATAACAATATCTTCGGACTGACAATATGGTCTACCCAATACTTTATAAACATTGAATATCAGATTCATCCTTTCATACAGTCCAGTGTCGAAATCAGCTTCAGCCGAAGAAACAAGATTCTCAAAATCAAATAATAGTCTTTGAATTGCTATACCAGAAGCACCACTAAACTTTTCTACTGCAAAATCTGGAACATGAGACTGTATATGAATCTGATTTTTTACTAAATCTGTCATAAACTGAATAAACCCATATGGAATATCTTTTGTTAAAAACTTTATATCTGCATCTTTATCCAAATGTTCCATTATTCTATATCTTTTCAAATTCTGTAGTGCCGCTGATATAGCATTAGGTTCCTTTTTCTTCATTGGGTCTGTTATACCAAACCGTTTCATAATAAGATATGCGTTTGCAAATCTGTCAAATTCATTCATTGAATCAGAAATAAGCATATCATAACAATCTATCAGTCCAATGACAGGTTTAATAAGTCCCATTCTTTCATCACCGAGATAATATGCTGCAACAGGAATATCATTGAAAAAGTTAGGTTGGTCTGGAGCATCTTTTACTAAATTCCAATCATTACTACTAATAAAAGACTGATTTGGTGTATCATTTTTCAACCTTTTATAAATTTCAATATGGTCTTTATAATATACTTCTACTTTATAAGCTCCATTATTCACTGGATAAAACCGTATTGCCATTTTCTTTTTCGGTTCAGAACTATAGTCATATAGAAGTATCATTTCACGTGGGTCAACAGTAAAGAATTTTACTTCCGCCTTTACTGGTAATTTACTATCCATAGTAAACTCACCATCTATATACAATAATTCATAAGAAACTCCAAAAATTCCAGTATTTCTTCCCGCTCTACTTGTTTTTATGTGCTCATTATTGATATTATAATTATTCATTAAATTTGCATAAGCAGGATAATGTGATTCTATATCGGGATTATTTATAGCTTCCATTGAATTTTTTGGCCCCGTTGGGGAACCATCTACCAATTCAGTGGGTTTATAGGTAATATATTTTGGCCTATAAGCATATCCTGAAAAAGTATTCACTATTTTCCTACCATATGGTACAGAAATTACTGCATTTGGTGTATTTGCATCAGTATAGTTATGAGTTATAATATCACCTCTGTTATTTGCATTCTGTGGATTTAATTTTGAACCCGCTGCATTTGCTGGATTTGCAAACGGATTTCTTTTTGTTATTGTTTCATTTTCTCCTATATAGTATTTCCATAATACATTGAATACCTGTACTTCATTGCGTTCATATTGTTCTATAATAGAAAGAATATCAGAAGTAGTTAATATATCTTTATCAGTTTTTAATAGTTCCATAAAGTATCTCCTATAAACCTAAATCACTTAAACTATAGTTTGAAATAAAACCAGAATAAACTTCCTCGTGCCATAATTCTTCAGTACCATACCGCAATGCTGCAATACAATCATCATTCACTTCTACAAAATCATCAGTATATTCTTCATTCCCATCTTTATCTCTCATCTTTTTCCTATGGAATATCTGTATTTCTTTTGCAGTATTTTGACATTTTGTTTTATTTATATGCATTCTCTGTCTTGTAAGAAAATCTATACCAAACCGTAGACTTCCCATTCCTTTTGTAGCACCTTCCACATGCCACCCTCTACTGTTCCATTCATCAATTCTGTCTGGCTCTGCGCTATCTGCTTTTATTATCATACTATGACCTAAATCACCATAATATTCTTCAGCATTCATAATGAATTGTGCATTTGTCCAACCTTTCCCATACAGTTCATCAATCACATACAGTTCACCATCTCTAAATCCACCTAAAATAAGAACTGAAGCATGATTATATCCAAAATCCATACCCATAAACAAATTTTCATAGCTATCCAAACTATAATCAAAATCCTCGATAATATAGTCTGTGAATACTACTCCACCGTATACTCCCCAATTACCATCAACATACACATCTTTATAATATGAATCAGTGATAGACTGCATATATCGTATAACATCTTCTTGCAAAAACCTATTGTCTTTATATGTACTATGATGCAGTGTTACACCTCTTTTAGGCTCATCGAAATAAGTTTTTTTGATCCAGTGCCCAGCCCATATTGGGTTTAATGTCAATATTCCTTGTTTAGTAAATGTTGTATTACCCCTTAACCTTAATCTCAACTGATTCACATCGTCTGGAGTAGCCTGATCTGCTTCTTCCAACCAAAAGTCGGTAGGATCAAAAAAACTTTTCAGTTTTGTAACATCATCCAATCCAACACCAAGCATATCATTATCAGTCACTTTACATTTTATAATAGTTTCAGTATCATTGAATGAAAATAAATCAGTCATTCCAAAATTTCTTACTGTTTGTTTCAGCAAATCATAACATGAATGCCTCACATCTTTCTTTACTTTTCTTGCTATTAAGAATCTGTGCCCTTTTTCAGTCACTGCTTTATAAATAATTTTCTGTGCAACAAAATAAGAATTATGAGTGACAACAAAATTCTTGAGTAGCATTTTATTATCCCCATCCACCATACATCCATAATATTCTCCTTCTCCGCATTCTTCAATTTTGAATGCACACTTGCTTTTTGCATTATGTGCTTTATATTTCTTACATGGTAGACTCTTCAAATTCCCTTTTATCTTTATCCTGTATACATCATTTTTTATTGTATAATAAGTAATAAATCCTAAAGAATTTGCAAGATACAGAATTTGTTCAGCTAAAGTTTTATTCTTTACATAGAAATCTTTTCTTTTGTCTATTATTCCTCTTTTTGGCTTCGTTTTTGCATCCAGTATTCCAGCTAATACTTTACTTCTTACTTTCTTGCTATTATATAAAAACTCTTCTGGAATAAAAAATGTGCTATCTCTACCTAAAGTGTTATTGCTTCCTATCATAAAACCAATATCATAAGGCTTATCAAATGTTTCTACTTCAGGCATTTCTATACTGCTTTTATACATCCGCAGTTCACTTCTTTTATTGTAATTTATTTTCAGATAATCTTCTATACTGTATTCATAATAATTTTCTTTATTATCAACTAAACATAATATATGCTCTTTATTGGCAATAAATTCATCCATCCCCCTAAACTTTATCTTATACAGTTTCCCATATCCTTTCGTTATTCCTAACACTTTCCTTGGCTTTGAATCTATCCCCATCACACAGTCATCTTTCTTTATGTCCTCTATTTTCTTCAATCTTCCATCAGCCATTACTATTTCAGTACCTTTTCCAAAGCATTTTCCACTATTTGCTCCACCAATCAAAATTTCTAATGGATTGTTATCAAATAATAATGGATAGAATGTATAGTTTGTTACTGATGGTAGATTGGAAAAATCTATTTCTGGCATTACTTATACTCCATTATAGATTATTATTAAATTCTCATTAAGAATTTTCTTCTTGGATTCTTCTGAAATAGTCAATCTACATTCATCCCTAGCAATGTGTTTTACTCTTTCTATAGATATTTTTCTTATTTCATCAACCATATTCTTCACTTCTTCTTCATCAAAATCTGGTTCAGACAATGCTTCAATAAGACTCTTATCAAATTTTCCTATAGGCCTTTCAATATACCCATGAAAAATTGGAAACCAATTTTCTTTATCTACTAATGAATACAGCTTTTGGATTTTCTTTGGTTCTTTCTTTCCATTTAACCACATATATACCGTAGACTGTTTTACATGCATAATTTTTGCAAAATCACTTACACTTAATCCAAAATAATGTAAAATTTCTTTTATCATTTCTGCTTCTCCACTATTCTAAAAATTATAGCATACTTTTATTACTTTGTCAATACATAGTAAATTTCATATATTACATAAAACACTTTAATACTTTTATTATGGAACTAAAAATTTACTACAATTTGTATCAAAATCTCCCATGTAAATTACCATTTTGGACATCCATTTTCACTTTCCGATATAAACTATGTCCTAGCATTTTGAAATTGTTATTTTGGCATTTGAAGTGATGAATTTTGGATAAAGCCCTTTTTGTATGGAAGAAAAATTTGAAATAGTCAAATTGTATGAAATTGTATGAAAGGAAATTTATATGTGAAGGGGCATGTTAAACTATTATTATAGTAGGATTATTATAAAAATAGAATATTGGTGAATATAGGAAAATTTTTATGGAATTTTATAGTGAAACATATT